CAATCTCTTCAGGCACCCCAATCTTTGTATGAAATTGTTTCCACTCATCTTCAGTAGCATGTTTACTAGGGACCGTTATCTTATCAGCACCCAACATTCGTTGGGAATGCACGTAAGACTTCGCAAGATTATCTACAGATTTAATTGGCCCTAACGAAGGATCTGCTTTAAGATCTTCAGGAAGAAAACTCTTCCACTCCTCACCACTAGAATACCAATCAGGTTTTTCAATAGGAGCCGCTTCAGAAGCTGGCTCCGCAGGTGTCTCCGCTACTTCAGGTTCTGCTGATTCAGTCAATGTAGTCATATTCTCTCTCCATACCTTTAGTTATATGTTTTCTTAATTCCTCAGGCCTAACCTTCAGAATAGATAAAATCCTAAGTATGGCATTACGTGACCCTTCCCTTAGTGCCATCTCATGTACACACGAAGTAAATGTAGGTGCTAACATAAAGTTGTTTTTCATAAGGTCAAAGAGAACACGCTCTCCTTCTTCTGAACCGAATACTGCCTTATAGTCGATAGCTAGATCAACTTGCTTATCTACCTTAGATGCCATAACCTTCCTTTATTGAGCTGCTTGCATGGCTTGCATAGCCTGAATAGCAGGGGCAGACTTCTGTACTACATCGGCTTGATGTTGTTCACTCTGCTGTTGTTCTGCCATAGCTTGTTGCTGTTGTCTAGCTTCTCTTGCCTGAACAACATCTTCTTGTGGTCTTAGGACTTCCTCAGGTATACCATATGCTTTCGCAATATAACGTAACGCCTGATCACCGTGGATGTTATCCATAACCTCTGGCTGCATCTGAATGATTGGACTGACAGTCTCAATGACTCTTAGAAAAGAATTAGCTTCCGCAGCTCTTTGTGCCTTAGCTATCTGACTACTGTATTGAACATTTAGAATCATATTACCTAAAGCTTCAGGAGCCTCTTCGAAAAGATTCTTTCTCATCATAATGTTAAACACTCTATCGATTAGAGGTCTTAGTAATTCAAACTGCTGCCGCCCAAGGATAGGGCCAAGTAACCTTAGCTTCTCTTCAGTACGCTGAGAAACTTCAGTAGCAGTCATCTGTGGACCTTGCCCTAGCTGAAGCTGATCTATAAAGAAAGCTTCCCTAATCCGCATCCTAATCTGTTCCATCATCTGATAGCCAAAGTCTATACGGCTACCTGTTGCAAGTGGCTCAATACGGTCAGGACTTCCTGCTCTATAATAGTTAATACCGCCAGGAGCTGTCCGTATGGGCAATAAGATACCATCATCTGGCATCATAAGTGGTGGGTCCACTACCTTCTGAGCAGACCTAATAGTTGTTTTCATGACCTGATTAATCATCTTAATATCGGCCAAAGCTTTCATAGCAGGTGATCTACCATAGATCTCTCCGGCTATCTTAGTCCATCTAGGTATGACGTAAGGAAATTCCTTAAAGCCCCCTTGAGACAATACTAGCTTCTTATCCCTCAATACATATACACTTCTATACTTAAAACCTTTTGCAAGGTCAGGACCATCATAAGCTTCCGTTGCAGGCTCTACCGCATGGATAACCTCATGATCTGCATACCTACCCTTGTCATCTTTAAGCAGCCTTTTCATTTCGTCCGGCAAATTCTCCTCGCCAAACTCTTGAGCAATCTGCCTAGTTGACCACATCCAAGATCTATATACAGTATCTACCTGGCCCTTATTATTCTGATCAATGAAAGCTTCATAGATAGGTCTAGAGTGAAAGCGTATGATGTCTTGATCATCCTCTTCCATCCTCATGCAAGCAGTTCCAAAAGAACATATGTCTAAGTAGACCTCATGTATTTCTGTCTGGAAGTTACTATTATTAAGCGTCCTATGCATTTTCCTTACAGCCGACTGTAGCCATAGACGGACATCATCCTGTTGGTCCACCAGTTCATCGCCTGTAGTAAGTTCAAACCAAGGTGTACTAGGGTTAGTAAGCATTCCGTGAAGAGCTGATGCAAGCATTTCGTTAGAGTGGATGCCAGAAGAATCGAAAACTTTGCTCTGTCCTTTCTTCTCTCCGACCATTCTTGTCTTATAGATGTCATCTTTTCTTGGTAAAACATAATCTGCAATCTCCTGCCAATGCTGTTCCCAATTAATTCTATTAGATTTTAACTGCTCGAACCTCTCGATGATCTGTATAGCTGCCATTAGTATTTACCTGTTCCTTGCGCTCTTAATGCTTTCCTTCCTGGTGCGGCCTTACCTCTTACAACTTCTTGCTGTCTCTTCCGAAACAATCCCATCAACCGCTGTACCTCGTCGCCGCCTTCTTCTTTAGTTAAAAGTTCTTCTGTAGGTCTACCTAGCCCCACCGTAACTGTCTCCCATTCCTGATTATTAGAAGGGGGACCACCCGCACTTGGATTACTAGGATGCCCAGATTTATTCGGACTAGTTCTATTCTTTTTTCGTCTAATAGTCTTCGTAGCCTCACCAAGCTCAACTATCTTAGGCCTTAACTTATCTAAGTCTAAGCGCATCTCTGAACCTGCAAGTGAGCCGCCCATAGCTCTGAGCCTTTCTAGATCTGCAAGCTTGAACCCTGTCCAAGTCTTAGGTGGTGCTGTACCTTTACTACTCCCCCCAAATAAATTACCCATAAACCCCCCTACATAAAATAGTCATACTCATCTAGGCTTACCCTAGGTAGGTCTTTATTCTCAGACCTAGTACCCTCTGGCTTCATACCCATCGCCATATACCTGAAAGCATCCGACGCATGTGAAGACCAGTCATGTTTAGGCTTCTGTAGAAACATCTTATTCTTAGCATCCCACTTTCTCTGGTAATGCCTCAATGCCTCTATACCCTTCTTACATTTTACCTCATCAAACCAACATTTGGGTAAGGTCATACGTGCCGCATGGATGCCATCATCCACCGACCATCTAGGTAATATGTACAACTTCCGTAATCCCAAAGCTCGGAGAGTCTCTTCACGACTCTTACCTGTCCCCAGTTCCCTGGCCCTGGCATCATGAGGGAGCGTATGTTCTCTATAAATATATGGCTTCTTTTGCAATGCCCGTACGTAGAAGTCAAGCCCTTGACCTGCATTCTCCAGATAATCTATAAGCCTATACTCATTACCTATAACCTGCACAAACCAAATGGCCATAGTATCACCTATACCTAAATCCCAATAGGTATCTACAGGTGCAATCGGGTCATAAGGTACTCTTGTGATTCTACCTTCTTTATCTGCCTTCTCCAATAGCTTACCATAATAAGAGCCAACCAGAGTAGCAGTAAAGCTACACTCAAATTCTTGCTCATACTCTTCCTCAGTCATCTCTCGTTTTGCCGCCTCAAGCTCACTGTCGGGAATAACTTGTGTCTCCGAAGCTCTATAAATACGTACGTACCAGTCAGGGTTTTGTTTGGCTTGATTGTAGATATCCCAAAAATGATTTTGCCCCTTCGGCGTACCGATAAAAATGGCCCAACCCAGACGATCAGATAGTGCAGGTCGAATAACTTGCGACCAAGCGGTAGGGTCCATTTCTGCGAATTCGTCCAGTACGACTCCATCAAGATAAATCCCCCGTATCCCTCCAGGGTTCTCTGCACCCATTAACATCAAACGTATCTTATCTTCACTCTCAGGCCGTTGAATATCTATCCGTAGATCAGCCTCGTTAGGTGACGCCCCAGGAATATTACGAGTAAAATCTTTTAAGTATTCCCAAGCCACTCTCTTAGCTTGCCCGTATGTTGGGGCAACATATGCATACTGTGGATTCTTTCTGGTGTTGCGAAAAGCACGATCTATCATCTCACATATAGAGAGGACCGTCTTTCCAAAACGCCTATGAAGAACTAAAACGTTGAACCGCTTTAACTCATTATATATTGTTGCTTGAAGAGGTCTAGGTGTAAAGCCTGTACTTATTCTCTGTACACTACTCATCTAAAGGCAGCTCCAGTTGTGTTCCACGTGGAACATTTTCTTCTTCCTTAACCTCTGCTTCCACATGTTCTATCTCATCACCTCTTCTGATCCCAGTATCAATTATAATCTGCATAGGTCCAGAAGGACCACTCGATGTAACTTTAGTTCCATATTCAGGATTAGATCTTTCAGCACCCCATTTGTATAGTTCGCTTCTAAGTTTAAGTCCTGCTACTTCTTCTTTGTCGATATTACCTTGTTCGGCAATCTCCATAACCCGATCATAGTAAATATCTGCCCGATCTCGTCTTGCTTCTTTTAAATTCCTAGCAAAGTCAGGGTACCTTGTTCTCCAACTGTAGATAGTCTGTACATGCTTTATCCCAATCTTGCCCACAACTTGCTTATAGGTCATCCCTTCTCGTACAAGATGACAAATAGCATCTCCCAGTTCTGGTGTGTATGTTGGATGTATCACTTTAGGAACCCAAGGGCCTGACTCTGCTAGGGATTCACCCGTTTGGGCATCAATAACAACTATATTACCGTCTATAAGCTTAGTATAAGATTCTGTCATTTAGTATATCGTTAGTGGATCATCTCTATATGGGTTAGTTTCTTTGCAAGCATCACAGATTCTTGTGAATTTGCCAAGAGCTTTAAACTTTCGAGAACATTTTAAGCAAGATCTGTCAAATTTATCTGGTTTTTCTAGATGTTCTGTAGAGAAGCTTTGGTCACAGTCGCGTGAGCCGTACATTTCTGGTTCCTTTGGAGAAGGTTCAGGGATTGTAGGTTTAAAATTCTTAATCTTTGTCCAAATATCGTCAACACAATCTTCACATATAGCTGATTGTTTCGCATAGACTATTACTTGTGCCCCGCATTCGACGCAGTATATTGT